AAGATAAAAATAAAAAAGTAATTCCTTTAATGCCTCAAGGTGTTATCTATAAAGGTAAAGCAAAAGATTATCCAGGAATTAAAAAAATAATAAAAGATAAATATAAAAAATCACAAGGNGGTTCTATGGAATCNGAAGGTGNTTCTATGGAATCTGAAGGTCCTTTAAGACAAAGGGGTACGTACGGACAAAGATCAAAACAAAAAATGTTNGAAAGGAAACAAAAAATTATGAAAAGANNTAAAGGTGGTNCANCAGAATTTGGAATGCTTTCTGTAAAAGCAGGTATTGATAAAAACCCTAANCCAACTGCAGCAGATAGAATTGCAGGTGCTAAAATGAAAACAAAAAAAGCAGCAATGGGAGCTCTTATCGGATTTGGAGCAGATAAAGCTATGAAACAATCTCAAACAGCTAGAGACATAGCAGGTACTTTAGGTCTTACAGGACAAGCTATGAGTAAATTTTATAATAGAAAATATGCTGGTAAAAAAGCAGGTGGCATGATGAAAAAAGGTTATGGTGCAGCAAGACAATCAGGAATGGGCTTACAAGATGAGAATCTAACACCTGGTAAAACAATGGATTACTACAAAGATTTAATATAATGAACTATGGCAACTTCTGGAACTACATCATTCAATCTCGACATAGACGAGATAATACAAGAATCATATAATAGATGTGGTGTCAGAACTAATTCAGGTTACGATTTAAAAAGAGCAAGAAGAAATCTAAATATTTTATTTTCAGAGTGGGGTAACCGTGGCGTTCATCTATGGAAAGTTGAACTTCAAACACAAGCATTAACTTCAGGAACTATTTCGTATGCTGTTCCATCAAAAGTTTCAGACGTGTTAGAAGCATATATTTCAACAAGTTCAGGAATCACAAGTTCAACAAACGATATATCTTTAACTAAAATTGATCGATCAGCTTATGCTGCTTTACCAAACAAAGGTTCAACAGGACAACCTTCACAATATTTTGTTGATAGACAAATAACACCTATCATAAATTTATATGTTGCTCCTGATGCGAGTACCTACACACATTTAAAATATTACACCATTAACAGAATTGAAGATGCGGGAGCTTACACAAACACTGGAGATGTCGCTTTTAGATTTCAACCATGTATGGTTTCTGGACTTGCTTATTATTTATCATTTATGAGTAATCCAAATCAAACTGCAAATTTAAAATTAGTTTATGAAGATGAATTACAAAGAGCGCTTAACGAAGATGGTCAAAGAGCATCAGTATATATTTCACCACAAACATTTTATGGAGATGGAGTTTAATGGGTAAACAAGCAACAGGACGATACGCACAAGCTATATCAGACCGTTCAGGTCAAGCTTTTCCATATAAAGAAATGGTAAAAGAATGGACAGGTGCTTTAGTTCATATTTCAGAATTTGAACCCAAACACCCTCAACTAGATCCAAGAAACCCAGGAGCAGACGGTCAAGGTTTGAGAAATGCAAGACCTCAAAACTTTACAGTATTATCTGGAGGTGGAGGAGGTATTGTAGCAAATTTAGTTTTACCAGGAGATTTTGCTTTCAGTTCAAATGGAATGCAGCCTGATGATGGTTCAGCACAAAATAGAAGAAGACAAGCTATAACAAATGTTGGACAAGTAACCGTGGAGATATCATAATGGCAATAAGTTATTCTAATTTTTTAACACAAGTCAGAGACTATACGGAAGTAGACTCTAACGTATTAACAGATTCTTTATTAGATCAATTTATCAGACAAGTTGAACTCGATATTGCAGGAAAAGTTGATTATGATGATTTAAGAAAATACTCAACATCTAATTTTGTATCAGGTCAAAGATATATTTCATTACCTGCTGATTTAGTCGTCATGCGATCTATGCAAACTTTTAATACAACAAATGCGACAGGTAATAGAACTTTTTTAGAGAAAAGAGATGTTAGTTTTATTACTGAATATAATAGTTCTGGAGAAACAGGATTACCTAAATATTATGCAATGTGGGATGACTTTACTGCTGTAGTCGCTCCTACTCCAGACAATACTTATTTAGTACAAATCAATTTTGTAATTGATCCACCTCATTTTACATCTACAAACAATACTTTTATAGCGCAATATCAAGACGCTTTATTGTTGTATGGTGTTTTAGAACAAGCATTTTCTTATTTAAAGGGCCCTATGGATATGTACAACCTCTACAAAAGCAAGTATGATAGTAGTATTGAAGCTTTTGCTCTACAACAAATGGGTAGAAGACGAAGAGGTGAGTATGATGAGGGAGTACCAAGAATAAAAGTACCTTCACCATCTCCGTAATTAATTTAGGAGGAAAAAATGGCAATTACAACTAACGCAATATGTAATTCATTTAAAGAAGACAATTTAAAAGGATTGCACGATTTTACAGTCACTACAGGTAATGTATTTAAATTAGCATTATATGATTCATCAGCTGTTATTGGAGCTGATACAACTTCTTACACTGGCGACAGTACATTAGGTCAAGTGCCTGACACTGGACAGTACGCTCAAGGTGGAGGAACGCTTGTTAATGCTTTAGTGTCACTAAACGGAACAACAGCTTTTGTTGATTTTGATGATTTATCATTTACTGGAGTGACTTTAACTGCAAGAGGTGCATTAATTTATAATACATCTGAAACTAATAAAGCAGTTGCAGTATTAGACTTCGGTGGAGATAAAACAGCAACAGCGGGAACATTTACAATTCAATTCCCAGATGCAAACGATACACAAGCTATAATTAGAATTAGCTAAGGATCTTTAGATGTCAGCGTCTCCTTGGGGTTCAAACAATTGGGGTGAACAAGCTTGGGGAGACAATGGCATTAATGTAACCGTTGGTCAAACGGGTTGGGGTGAACAACTTTGGGGCGAAGGTGAATGGGGTATTGGTGATCAAATCAATACACTTTCAACAAATACAGGCCAAGTTGAAATTGCAATCGGTCAACAAATTGACGTTACAGGACAATCATTACAAACAGCAATTAATGATGTTACCGCATTTACAGATGTAAATGTATCGGTCACAGGCCAATCATTACAAACCAGTATTGGAGAAGAAACTCCAGAAGGTAATGCAAATGTAACGCCTGACAGTTTACTAATTAATTCTGGTGTAGGTACAGTTGATATTGCAGCAGACGGAAACATTTTTGTTAATGTTGCTGAACATACGATTAACTCTTTTGTTGGTGATGTAACTGCAGATGCTGGAGCCTCTGTTCCTGTTAATGGTATTGGTTTACAAATTAATTTAGGTGAAGAAGCGGTTATTACTGACGTTGATGTAAGTGTAACAGGACAATCTTTAACAACTGCAATTGGTGATGAAACAGCATTTACAGATGTTACCGTTGAAGTTACAGGCCAAAACATTAATACTTTACTTGGAGAAGAAGATACTTCTGGAGATGCAAATGTTGATTTAACAGGTATTGCCTTATCAGCAAATATTGGATCTATTACACCTGTAAGTACATACAATGTAACTGGGGTAAGCGCTCAAACAGCAATAGGATCCGTTACGACACAAGCTAATGCAGATGTTTCAGTGACAGGTTTAGAATTGACTTCTGGCTTAACTGGCCCTAATATTACTGCATGGGCTGAGGTAGACACAGGTACAAGTGTTGTTTGGACCGAGGTTGATTTAGCGGCTTAAAAAGAGTAAAATGCATTCATAGGAGTTTTTTATAATTTATGGCATCAAGTTATTCTACAGATCTTAAACTAGAACTTATGGTCACTGGCGAAAACGCTGGTACATGGGGTGATAAAACAAATACAAATTTAAATCTTTTACAACAAGCAATTGCTGGTGTTGAATCTATTGCATTATCAGATGGTGGAACTGTCACTCTAGCAATGACAGATGCAACAATTTCAAATGCAAGAAACATGGTATTAAAGTTAACAGGTACGTTAACAACAGCTTCAGAATTACATGTCCCAGATTCAATTGAAAAATTTTATATTATTGATGCAACATCTGTAACAGGTGCAACGAACTTAACTGTTGAAACTGTTTCAGGAACAGGTTTTACTTTAGATCAAGCAAAAATTTATGCATGTTATTCAGACGGTACAAATGTAAATGAAATTTCATTAGATACCTTAGGAGGTCAAGTTGCAAACACAGGATTAGTGAATAGTTCAATTACCATTAATGGTGTTGCTGCAAACTTAGGATCTACTGTAACGATTGCAGCAGGTACAGATTGGCAATCTAATATTGTCACTTCTGCAGTAACCTTAACTGCGGGTGAAGGTTATTTTGTAAACACAACAAGTTCATCTTTCACTGTAACTTTACCGAGTTCACCAACTCTTGGTGACGAAGTTACGATTATTGATTACGCAGGAACATTCGATACAAACAACCTTACTGTTGGAAGAAATTCTCAGCCAATACAAGGTACTGCAGCTGATTTAGTTGTAGGTACAGAGCGCGCTGGCTTTTCTCTCGTCTACACAGACGGAACGCAGGGATGGCTGCTACAGAATAATTAAGGAGGTTGAATGACAACCTTTAAAGAAATCAGAGGAAAGTTAATCCGAACTCTAGATACCGACCCTACACCTGCAACCAATTATCAAGGTGAAATTTGGTATAACAAGACAATCGGGGTTTTGAAAGCGGCTGAAGTTTTAGCTGCGGCGTGGTCAAGTGGTGGGAATTTAACAACTTCAAGATTTCAAGCTGGAATGGTTGGAACAAAATCAGCTGCTTTAATTATAGGTTCTGAAAATCCAGGTGGAGATATTGCAACTGTGGAAGAATATAATGGATCAAGTTGGTCACCTTCTCCTTCTATAAATACAGCAAGACAAGGACTTGGATCAACAGGAACAATTTCAGCAGCGATAGCAATGGGTGGATTAATTGCTGGACCCAATGTAAGACAAACTTTATCTGAAGAATGGAATGGTACTGCTTGGACAGCAGGTAACGCTTTAACTGAAGCAGGTAGATCAAATATTTCAGGTGCTGCAACACAAACAGCAGGTGTTGCGATGTTTAGTGGAGAGTTAACACCAGATTCAAATTCAGGAAAATATCACGAACAATACGACGGAACATCTTGGACAGCTTCAACAAAATGTCCAACAGTAAGAGTACAAGGTTCTTATGCAGGTAGTCAAACAGCAGGTATTGGATTTGGAGGAAGAGCTAATTCACCTGGAGCACCTTCAGTAAGAATTTCAACTTCTGATGCTTGGAATGGATCAACTTGGACTTCTGGTCCTTCAGGAATTACAGCAAGATCAGGACACTCTTCTCACGGTACTGATTCAAGTGCAATTTTTGCAAGAGGATCAACTAATCCAGGAACTGTTGTTTTAACTTCAACAGAAGAATATGATGGCACATCTTTTAGTGCGACACCTTCTGTTACAAATACAGGACAAGGTATTGAAGGAGGACACGCACAACCTTCTCCAGTTGGAGCAGCTTGGATTGCTGGAGGTAGTCCTGTACAAAATCAAACCGAAGAATACAATTCAGGATTAATAGGAACACGAACACTAACAACGAGCTAATATGACAACATACAAAGAAATATTTGGAAAACCTGTAAAATTCTTAAGCACCGATCCAGACAACACGGAAGCTGAAGGCCAGATCTGGTATAACAGTACCAGTGGGAGTTTTAAGAGTGTGGTTCAAGTTGAAGCGTGGTCGAGTGGTTCGCCTTTAATTACAGGAAGATTTGGTATTGGTGGAACAGGAACACAAAGTGCTTCTTTAGTTTGGGGAGGTAATCCTAATAATAAAACTAACACCGAAGAATACAATGGATCAGGTTGGTCAACAGGTGGAGCATTAAATACAGGTGTTAATCAACCTAGTATTGGAGGCGGCGGAACACAAACAGCAGCAATTGCTTCAGGAGGGTCTCTTTCTCCAGGATATGCAGGTGGTATGAGTACAGCAACAGAATTTTATGATGGTTCAACGTGGACATCACAAGGTGGAACTTTAGCTACAGGAAGATA